CCTGGTCATAGGCTGCAACCTGAATGAAATGCTCAGGATAAGCTCGTAACTTACCTGTGTACATATTACGCTTCCATTCCTTTTTAGGGTCAGCAGTCTTCCAGTCACCAATGTAGCGTCGGCCATCCACTTCGGCTATGAAGTCACAGGTACCGCAATAATCATATTCTTTTGAGTACACTGGTATTTCAGACTCTAAGAACTTTACATTGCGTTCTGTTAGCCACGTGTAGAAAGCGTTTAAGGCCTTTTCTGCCTCTGGGGTAGTAACTTTAGCCACTTCGCCTTTAATGTGGCTTTCAATGGCTGTATGCACTTCTGAACCAATGTCAGCTCCTTTATCTTTCTTTCTAATGTGAGCTTTCTTGGCCTCTTCAGGTGTAGCACCATCTACCATCGCCTGCACAGCTAAGTTAGCGGCCCAATTAACTAGACCGTCTTTGGCTACTACTTTACCAAGGATAGTTGTAACACCCTGCACTGGCTTCCAACCTTCTCCTTGATCTACTTGATAACGATGTCCGTTATGTGTGAATTTTAGTTTAACGTTGTTGTTGTACAACTTGGTTTCCATAAGGAACCTCCATAGAATCAATATGGTCGATGTAGTTTAAGAACTCATCTTTTGATATAAGTCCAAACTTATACCATAAAATTACTTTTGATATGTCCATTGTTCACCCTCCTTTATTTTGCGTGGTATACGCTTATTAATGTTACATAAGTATTGTATGCTTATGCTACTCAAGTGTCAATAGTAAATCATAATTAAATTGTTATAATGGGTAAGCCACAGGTTCAAGTTCTCTTGTTCACCCGCCTGTGGTACTTTAGTACTTGACATATTCTTACTGCTTATGCTATAATGGTTGTATGGTAGAAAGTTTAGTTCGCTAACATCTGCCGCCCCAGAGAGTATAGGTCATTCATCAGAGGTCGCACCTCTGTCTCCCGAAAAGAGTTAAAAGGAATACCATCATTTGGGGTTTTTTTATTAAAAATAATATGGTATATTTGTTATAGCTAGGTTCAGGGTAGCGGAAAACAATTGTTTTTTAAGATGACTCACCTGCCTGAATCAGGTGGGTTTTCTTTTTTAACACGGAGGGTGTCGGTAGTTATAGTGATCTATCGGAAACAAATACACTACAACGGTTTATACAGCGTAGGGCTATACCTAACAGGCCATTAGGCCGACAACGTAACCAAACGTTTAACATTACTTACAAGTGGGAGTGGTAAGCTGGCCATAAAATAGTGACAATGAGGATTGATTCACATACTTGTTTATAATAAGTTAAATACCTTCTACCATAGGCAATTGGGTTTATCTCTAACAAGAAAGGTTAGGGAAGCCACACTATTGTAAATAAGATATAATAATTATATAAATGGCAGGATTAAATGAACGAGTTACCCAAAGGATTTGAAGACTTACCGATAGGCTTTCTACAAGCCTTATTTGAGTTTTACAGGTCAATGGAGAACAATAATCCTGAATACAACATAGATGAGATACCTATAAAGAACATAGAGCCTAGTATGCGTAGTGCTATCATACGTGGTGATTACATAGCATTTGATGTTCCCAAACCAAAACCTATCCTTAACAGTGAGATATATAACTTCGGTGAATCACTTGGTTTACATCGTGATAAGATACTTAAGATAATAAAGGGCAATAATTAGGAAAGAGATATGGCCAAAGATAAACCAAAGGTAGGTAGACCAACTGTTATGACTGATGAAGTATTAGACAAACTCAGGCAAGCATTTTTATTTGGTGCAACTAAGGAAGAAGCCTGTGCATTTGCGGATATTGGTTATAGGACATTATATGACTATATAGATAGGAATCCAGAGTTTTCGCAGGAAATTGAGAAATGGCAACAATCGCCTATTCTAAAAGCAAAAAAGACAGTTATGAATAGCTTAGATGACCCTAAAGTTAGCCAGTGGTACTTAGAACGTAGAGCCAAAGAGTTCAAGCCTAAACAAGACTTAACTACAAATGACAAAGACTTACCAACACCAATATTAAATGGAATTGAGGGAATAAATGTATCAACCAACGACAGCAGTACGCAAACTACTGGGCCTGAAAAAGAGAATTAGAGGCATAGCTGGTGGTACGTCAGCCAGTAAGACAATCTCAATCATTCAAATACTTATCAACCAAGCACAGACTGATAAGAATCCTACTCTTACTTCAATTACTTCTGAATCGGTACCTCACTTAAAACGTGGTGCAATGCGTGACTTTCTTAACATAATGCAAGACCACCATTACTTTAAGGAAGCTAACTGGAATCGCTCAGACTTCACTTACACATTCGAAACAGGTTCTAAGATAGAGTTCTTCAGTTTAGATATGCCACACAAAGTACGTGGTCCTAGACGTGATAGGTTATTCATTAACGAAGCTAACAACATACCCGTAGAAACCTTTGAGCAGTTAGAAGTGCGTACTAAGTCAGTCATCTGGCTAGATTGGAACCCAACCAATGAGTTCTGGTTCTATACAGATTACAAGGAAAAACCTAACGTAGACTTCTTAATCCTTACTTATAAAGATAATGAAGCACTAGATCCTAACATCGTAGCTTCTATTGAATCACGCAAAGACAACAAGAACTGGTGGCAAGTATATGGTGAGGGACAACTTGGTGAAGTTGAAGGTAAGATATACACGAACTGGAAGCTAGACGTTAATGAAATACCTCACGAGGCTCGTTTAGAACGCCGTGGGCTGGACTTTGGTTACGCACACGACCCTGCGTGCCTTGTGGATATCTACTACTATAATGGTGGATACATTGTGGATGAACTCCTGTATAGAGTTGGTATGAAAAACAGACAAATAGCTGACGTGATACTTAACCAACGTGACCCTAACGTAATGACTGTAGCAGACTCAGCCGAGCCTAAGAGTATCGATGAGATGATGGAGTATGGTGTAAATATCATAGGAGCTAACAAAGGCCCAGGCTCACGCAATCAGGGCATACAATGGGTACAATCACAGCAGATAAGTGTAACAAGACGCTCACACAACGTTATAAAGGCTTACAAGAACTATATGTGGAAGACAGACAGACTCGGTAACACAATGACAGAGCCAGACCACTTTATGTCAGACCCTATGGATGCTATTCGTTATGGACTAGAAACCTTTAGACCAGCACCAGAACGTGGTGAGGCTAAGGTAGTTGGTAGATTCGATCCTTTCACTGGCAGACGGCTAGACTAAGTATTGACAGGGTGTTATAATAACAACAAACAGAAACAAAAATCATTGTAATAAGGTTACTCGTTTTATTGTTTTTTGAGAGTAACCGCCTCTTGTTCAGGCCCTGCTTTTTATAGTTAATTTTAGCAGGGTCTTTTTATTGCTTGACAAAACTAAGCCTAGGCAGTATACTTACGGCAAAAGAGAGGGTGTATGACTAATGTAGTAACATTTCAAACTCGTGACCTGCCTTTGGCAGCGTTCTTGTTATATAACGATATGGAACTACTTGGCTCTGCTACAACCTCTAAGCCTGGTAGCAATATGATTGTGTTCCTAGATAGAGATGACCGAGAAGACTTAGCTAAAGCCTTTGAGTTTGGTGCTCAAGTGGATGCAAAGAAATATGCTAAATGTATTCATAAAATAGCTAAGGCTGTAAGAAAGCCAGTGGAGGTATAATGGTAGCCGACAGGTCAACAACTTTAGGACTAGGAATGATAGTCAAAGATGAGGTGGAAGAGTTCACTACGATAATGAAGAGCGTCTACGACTATGTAGACGTTATTTATTTGACAGTAACAGCAGAAGAGCGATTAGAAGAGTTTGAAGAGTTAATTGATACATATCCTAAATTAAAAGTTAGTTATTTTCATTGGGTAGCTGACTTTGCGAAAGCTCGTAACTATAATCTTAAACAAATCACAACGGACTATTGGTTCTGGCTAGACTCAGACGACACTATCTTGCACGCAGACTTCCTACCTGAAATGGTAGAGCGTATGGATAAAGAGGGTTTAGATGTTATCTTTTGGCCTTACAACTATGCACAGAACGAATCAGGTGAGTGTATGGCTATGCACGATAGAGAACGCTTGATTAGACGCAAGCATCCTTTTACTTGGATGGGAGCAGTACACGAAACACTAATAGGACAAGAGCCTAATGGTGCGTATGACGATAGAATCCTAGTAAAGCACAACAAACTAGAGAATGAGATAAGCGTATCATCTGAACGTAACCACAAGATACTACTAAGAGAGTACAAGAAATCTAAAGACCCACGTGTTATGCACTATCTCGGACTAAGTTACTTCGGGTTGCAGAAGTATGACAAAGCTGTTGAGAAGTTCATTGAGCATATTCAGACCAGTGGTTGGGACGAAGAACGCTACAGAAGCTGGTGTAAGATAGCCGAGATTCATC